ATGATTAAGGCGTCTTCCCTTGTTGCTGTGCTTACGTTAGCCACAGCATCTGCGAATGCTGGATGCTGGGTTGTGGGAAATGTTAGTGGTGTTGGTTCTCAGCAGTACAATGAATACCAGTTTAAACAAGACGGTTTCTCAGGAAAGGTATTTGTACTAAATTTTGATGAAGAATCCCCATATGTAACAGATAGTTTAATGACTTATACAGTTCTAAGCCCAACATCAATGATAGGGATTTACGATATAGGCTTAGGAAAGACTATCCAGACATGGCAGATATCAACTGATGGTACTAAGGCATTTATGACACTTAGCCGAACAAACTCAAATAAAGTCTCTCAAGACTCTGTGGGATCATTTGTAGGCGATGTGAAAGCCAAATGCGATCCTAAAAAATAACGGATTAAGTTGCTAACTTAAGGTGAGTGTTCTTACGTTTACGTACCTACCGCAAACATGGAAAACCTTTTATTGCCATTACCATTAGTAGATCCATGGTAATGGCAATAAAAAAGCCACCAGCGGACACCAGTGGCTTATTAAACAAGAGCTAAAAATTGGAATTCTATGTATTCATTTCTTCCAACTTCAGTTTTATATGTTCAATGGAATAACACATCACATGGCGATAAGGTCTATTTCCAGTACGTGAATCCCATAATAATTTGCTGAATAGTTTGTTTAAGATTTCGGCTGCCCTAACTTTCGCTTCGTCGGAAGTAAAATCACTAGCTTCAGCAAGGATTCGATCAATTGCATTACAGCAAATATGAAGATTCGCACCTTCCTCAGCATCGACACCAACGTTTTTTATTTTTTCCTGGTAAGCTAAAACTACATCATCAATTGACATTGTTTAACCTCAAGTGAAAAGCCCACCACAGAAAAACACTCCGCATGAAATATGTCAAGTTAATGATAAATAAAGTTTTTTTGACGAAACCGTCAACCAGTAAGGGTGTTGATTTTATTCCTGTTTACTTCAGACACTGCTTGTTGATGTAGTCCTGCAAATACTTCAAGGCTTTCTGGTCGCGGATGATTCCGGATCGGATACTGAGAACGTTTCGTCCAGCAAGGTCAGAGAGTTCGACGGTTCCTGCATCGCCCACGCTGCCGGTGGAGGTGGTGTAATCCTGAGCGGGACACTTCCCTTTGACGAGCACCCGGCCACCATTATCGAGACGCCTACGCAGAGCATCATTTTCAGCATTCGCATCAGCAAGCTCCTTTGTGTATTTCGCATCGAGCGCCGCGACATCACGCTGGCGCACCTGCATGTCGTTGATGGTGGCGTTCGCGAGCTTCAGGCTTTGCTCGGCATCAGCAGCACGTTTTTTCGCATCACCGACCTGACCGAGCAGAACGTAAATAATCAGGACAGATAAGAGCAGTTCAATGCCGATAATCAGCCAGGCCTTAGAGGTCATTTTTACTCTCCGCCAGGCACATGGATCGCTCCATCTCGCGACGGTTCTGCAATCCCTTCCACTTCATACCACCGGCATAAACCCAGCGGCGCATTTCATCACAGGCTCCGTCCTGGTCGCCATTATTGAGCTTGCGAAGCAGAGTTGATTTGGAAAACGCATCAGAGCCAACATTGAATACGAAGCTGTACAGTGCCGCCCGCTGGTATTCGTTCAGCGGTACTTTTACAAGCTTGTCAACGGTGCGCTTTGCAGGCTGTAGGTCTTTCCACAGCAACTGATCACATTCCCGGTCGGTATAACGCTTGCCGCGAATGATGTCGGTTCCAGTGTGTCCGTCACAGACGGTCCAGACTCCAGCGACATCCTTATACGCCTCGTACTTGCGCCCCTCGACGCCATCCTTACCACCAAGAAACACCGTGGCAATAATCATTGCTCCACCGCCCGCAGCGGCCAGCAACTTATTCCTGAGTGATGATGGAATTGCCATGGTTATTCCTCGATTGTGGGACTGTTCACCGGCCACTTACGAAGGGCTTCGATCTGGGCCAGTGTCGTTTTGCGCTTGTAGTACCAGTTGATAGCAAACGTCAGCAGCGCAACCACAATGCCTGCGATAACACCAATGGCGCTCCATTCGTCAGGACTAAGCCGGGTCAGTACGCCATTAGCTACCGTCCCGGCTGATGCGCCATAGGCAGCGCCAGAAGCTAATTTGCTCATATTGGACATATCTCTCACCTCCACAAAAGGGAAGTGCTGTGTGTAGAGGAGTCAGGCCACGAACACTCAGGTAAAGGTTCGATGGGGGTTGATTGTTCGGGCCTGAAAATAAAAAACCCCGGCACTAGCCAGGGTAAGGTTTGTTCTTTTTCGAGTGGCTTTGATGAGCCTAATGTGGGAGTTAATCGGCTCATTTCTTGAGGCGAATAAGCTATTGCCAACAAAAAAGCCCCACATTTCTGCGGGGCCTTTTTTTAATCCACCGTAACATTCAGACGGATTCATAGTGTTAGAGCGATGATATTCTACATTTCGTCATTTTGCAAGATGCAATCGTTACCGGATTCACATTTTGCTCGTAACTTTCGATAAAATCGCGTCTGCTGCTGATTCGCCTTTTTCTATCTCCGCAATCAGCGATTCGTAAAACGGCTTCACGGCCTTGTCCCACACGCCTGGCGAAATGGCATCGGTGAACTGACAGATAGCGCGGTAACAGGATGCGGCCGGTAATCTTTCATACCCCCGGCCAGAGCATTGCCGACACGCACTCATCACCGGCACTCCCTGCTCTTCCGTTTTCTTCCTGTCGAGAGCAACGCCGCGCCCCCTGCACTTAACGCACGATGTTGAGATAACGCCACGGCCTTTGCATTTGGAGCAGGTTGTCTCCACTTCTTCTTCTGCCGTTTTAGCTGGCGTCTTCTCTCCGCATCCAGGGTGCTTAATAACCATCTCCTTCTTCCTGATTACGCCATGCCCATGACAGCAAGCGCATACGACCTGACTGGCGGCGGATCGGCAATAATCCTGATACGCGAATGTTGCGAGCAATTGCAGAACCTTGCCCTTAATATTGGTTTCGAGCTTGCGCAAGGCTGCAACCTTATCGCAATGCTTTAGACTATGTTGTACTAGTAACTGAACCGCTTTCTTCTTGTCGCTGTCGCTCAGATTCATCTTGCCGCTGAAAGCACTGAATCCGAGCGGTGCGCGACTTTGCACCATTCCAAATGCCGCCATAACATCCGTTCCGGTAAGCGCCTCTGATGCCGTAGCTCTTGGTGAGTCCGTGAACTGTGGTGATTTAGGGGCGTGAAACTTTACTGTGTTTTCCAGATTCATACCTTCTCCCCTTCTCTCTTTGCCTTTCTGCGCTCAATATTGCGGATTAGCCGCTGTGCTGCGTCGTTGCCCGGGTTGTTCCGGTTGAGGAATACGCCTGCACGGTTAACGCATTCACGCTCGTAGCGGTTGATTTGGTCGCGTGTCATTGGATGCTCCTGCTGTGCTGCCAGTCACGAATGAGGGCGATGGCAATTAAGGCGACATAGCCGATCTGATAAGCTTCTACTGTGTTCACTGAGCACCTCCGCTAAGACTCCGCTCAAGTTCACGCTCAAGACGCTCAAGGCCCTCCATAACCTTGCGTAAGTTTTCCTTCTGCTTACGGACAGCTTCCAGCATTCCCCGGTCTTTATGGCGCTGCTGTGCTGACTGAATGCTGGTTACACTCATGCTGCCTCCCGAATTAGCTGGAAATCGTTAAGGTAAAGCCCACCAAAGCTGTAGCGGATGCCTTCCCGAACGTTCTCCAGCGTGGCGTAAGGGAAGTAATCGAGGTAAAACTCAGCAGCCCGATCAGCTTCGGTAAGCAACTGATCTGCACCTTGCGGACGGATAACAAAAATGACGTCCTGAAAGATTGCTGCGGTTTCGCATGGGTAACTGATTTTCATGCGGCCTCCCCAAGGCGGATTGTTATTCCCTCCTGATACCAGTCGGGCAAGGTGAACTCGATGCGGCCCGTTACACCCTGCCGTCTTAGCTCCTCAATGCGCTTCAGTTCGCTTTTCATGTGCTGATAAAGCTCATCCATCTGCCACGGCTTTAAACGCACAGGAACGCATGCCAGATGCGCCACGCGGTCTATTGTCATTTCGCCGTAGGTTAGCTGGGCGTGAGAGGTGAATTCGTAGGGGTCTTCTTCGAGCTTTCTGTGGCAACCGATGCAGTGCGCGAATGCGTTGTAGGGATGGTATCGGGTTGCTTTATGTCGTCTGGATTTGAAGTGGGAGCAGTGAAGTCGCTGTCGTTCTGATGGGTCTGTGGAGTCAAATATCTTACCGCAGTAGTCGCATTGCCATCCCGTTCGCTCTCTTACCAGCCGGGAAAACACATCGTCAAACTTGTCTCTCTTGAGCGCCATACTCCCTCCAGTGTTTCATCATGACCGAGTGCGGTACGCGAAGGTGTACGCCATTCGCGCTGGCCCATTGCTTGATGGCTGAAGGGCTACGGTTTAGCGTCTCTGCTATCAGCGCCACGGGAACTTTTCCGGCGACGCGCCGGATGTATTGCGTCTCCCTTTCGCTGTAGGGTTTGTTGCGTGTTTTTGGTTTAGCCATATCTCCTCCGTGCTCTTTCGCGCATCCAGCGAACATCAGCAAGATGGGCGGTGTATTGGAATGTTGGTATCTGGGATGGGTTTGGTTCAGGCTTGCGCTTCTTGCGGTGGGTGACGCGGAAAATCATGTTATCCATCGCGATCTGAGTAATGCTTCTTCGTCGGTTCACTTTTACCTCAGAAAAATGACTGAAGCCGGTTGAGGATTGCCGGGTCCGTAGTCCCGGCGAATACGTGCTTAATGGCGGCGTTGATCAGAGCTGAATAACACCGGGCGAACTCGTCGCCATCCATGGAGGAATAAGCCAGACTTTTAGCCCTGACTTTCGTCTCCCCGCGTATCGTCGTTACCACGTCAAAAAATCCGGCAAGAATGGTCAGGTTCTTCCGGAATTCTTCTTTCTGCGTGTGTTCGTCTGAGCATTCATAACCAGAGTGTTCCGCTGACCAGTGGTCGAAACAGAACTGGAAGAATGCAAAGGCTTTACGATGATGCGCGGGGTGTCTGGTTAACTTGATTTCGGCTGTGTACGTCTCGCCGTTTTTGAATCGCTGGAGTCGTTCGAGGTCACTGTCTGATGCTGGAGAAAATACGCCGCCCGGATGTTTCACCAGGTCGATTTGCAATTAGTCCTCCTTGAAAAGCTTAATTTTAAGCTAGCTTAATAAGTAACCTATAGATTACGATATCTTGATAAATTAATAACTGGATCGAAGAAATATGAACGCCTCGTTCTTTCTTACAATAACTACTGGAGTTTCAGTATTAGTAACTGGTCAGATTTTAATAAAATGCATCCTGGACCCTTATATTTCATTTAAGGAACATTTAGGTTTGGTTTCGGCCCTTCTTTTACGAGAGCAAAACAAGATCCTAAACCTCAGCGCAAAAAGTGAAGTTGTTCAAGAAATCAAGTATGTTTCAGCTTTACTGCAATCAAAATCCCATGCTGTCCCGCTTTATGGTGTGTTTGCTAGCTTGCGTTTACTTCCTCAATACAAAAATGTCCGGGAAGCCTCAAGAAATTTGAATCTTATTGCATCCACTATAGAGGGAGCCAGCAACATATCCCCTCCATCTGAATATACCCAAGTTCATAAATCACTCACCGAAATAGGTAAGGATTTAAAAGTGATGGTCAGTTATAAATAGCTACTAATTTTCTCTCGACTTAAGGGTGGTGCTGGTAGCGGCATCCAGTGTGTAGGATGAAATTCTCCGGCCGTTGTTGCGAAAAATGGCGGCCCGGGTATGTAACCTGTGTCATAAAGAGCTGTTTCGTAGTTCTCGAACTGGTCTGTGCATAGCACTTCCTGACCTTTTGCCGGCATCCGCTCGATGCACGGTATCCACACCCGCAACGTGTAAGGCTGACTTACAGGTTCGGCTTTACCCTGAAGCATGGCGGCGCGGCGAGTAATACCATCCAGCGCGATGCGCATAGCTTGGATTCCTGCTGACCCGTCTGGATAAATACCGTATCGCTCGAAACCATCGATATGGTTGTGCATGAACGTAGGCGTAAGCTCTTTATAGGCATGAGCAAGCGGGCCTGAAACATCATCCGGCACCACTACCGGCGCGGGCGGTGCGGTGTACAATGGTGCTCCATCCGCCAATTTTCCGTAGTCAAACCCATCGGCAAATCGAATGCCGTTGCACTCTTTGCGGTCACGGTAAGCCACCGGCTCCGCATCTGCGCGGGACTCCAGTAGCTCCATCAGTGCGCAAATCGTATCCTCGTTGATTTCAAACATACCGCTGGCGTTCTGCGTTGAAGCTTTCAATTCTTCGATGATGCGCTCTTTGGTGAATGTCATGGCTTGATTACCTCACCTTTACCAGCACAGTGGTCGCATGGTTTGTATGTGCAAGTAGTGCCTCCGCTATACAGGTTGTAATTTGGTACTTTCCCGTGACCGTTGCACCACAGGCATTTTTGCTTCAGAGAAAATTGCTCTCTGGCAATCGTGTTGTAGGCAGAGTCAATCATTTTGTTAAAATATCTCATCTCAATCACTCCCCCTTCACTTCGCATTTGATGCCAGCGGCAAATAGCGCCAGCGCCACATCTTTCAACGCTTCGTTGTAATACGCAGCATTTGCGGCGCTCACACGTTGACCTTTAAGCATCCAGTAGCCATCCGAATCATCACGCTCAACTTTTGGCGGAAACTTAATGGCCCGCACTTCCAGTTCAGAGATGCGCTTCTCCGCTGCTTTACGCTTTTTAAACTGTGCCATGCGGCTTGCCCTGAGGTTGTGCTTAGCAAGTTCAGCCATATGCAGTTGATGCTCTGCGTTAGCCAGACGCTGGCGGACTTCGTCATTTTCCAGTTCAGCGATGCGCTTCTCTGCGGATTCCGCCCTGGCCTCCTGCTCATGTGCTTCGGCCCATCCGCGATTGCTGTGGGCCGCTGTGGCTTGCGCACTCTCCAGCGCCTCTACCATCGCGTCCACGGTTGATGCCGCCTGTAGTGCGTACTCTGTAATGACCAGTTCGTGATCAATCTCAGTGCCGTTCTCACTGGTTGACGTGATGGCGAAATAATCCGAGTCGATTTCGTTATCAGCTAAATGCCGGAGCGTATCCGCCACCAGTTGGCCGTTTTGGATCAGCAGATCTTGCTCCTGTTTGTTGGTCATTGGCTCTTTAATCATCGCTGTTATCCTCACAGCAGTAGTGTCGCCCTTCAGGGTCTGTGCTTACATGCCCACAGATATCGCATTCAATTTCGTCGAATGGATACCCGTCGCCGCCAGTCCATTCATCAAGGTCGTCTTCCCGTTGGCAGTTTTTGCAGAGAGAATTTCCAACCAACATATCTTCTTTGCACCGCGGGCAGCGGTCTAAATCTTCATCTTTCATCTGGAAACTCCGCTTCTGAGTTGGTCAGCAAATTTGATCGCCTCGCGAGATGAGTAGCTGGACGCTGCATCATTTTTGCTGGGTTTGCCGATGAATGAGCGCTGCCGCTCTGCAAACATCTCCACTCCCTGCGCCTGTAGCTCGCGTATGAATGCATCGGTGTCCGGGGTTTGCACTCTTGCGTACTGGAATTCTGTATCGCCAAGGTCGTTAATGATATTCCGTACCAGATTGGATTCGGCCTGCTTCAGCCCCGCATTCTCCGCCGCCAGCGCTTCACTACGCGCCGTCTGCACGTCCAGCTCTTCAGATAACCGGGCCATCATTTTTGCAATGGCGATAAGGGGTGTGTCATCACTCATCGTTTCCGCAAATTCGCGGCCTGCTGCTACCAGGTGTTTGTTATTTCCCATGCTGTATTTCTCCCACAAACCGACCGCAACCGCTGTTTAGCGTCGCTTCGGATAGTTGATTGATTGTTTGTTGGCGTAAAAAAGGCCACTGAGTTAGTGGCCTGGTTAGTAGATGGCTTCTTTAAGCCTTTCATAGTTCATGCTGAAATCGCTCATCAAAACCCCCTGATGTGATCCTCAAGCCTGAGCGCATTGTCTGCTGCCATTCTGCGGGCACTGTCGATTCGCGCCTGGTCTTCTGGGTATTTACCGGACACCAGGGTTAACTCGGCACACACAGGATAGAGATAGTTTTTAGCTCTCATCATGGCCTCTTTGTCATCGTTCTTAGCATTCGTACTCATCGTGATACTCCATATTTTCATCGCGGGAAAACGCATAGGGATCCAGACCAGAGTGAGCATTGCTGAAGAAATAAGTTTTCTCAGCACCAGGGGCATGGCGTGATTTCGTGCAGATTATTTCAGTCACCCCTTTAAGCTCCGTTTGGGGGTTGTATTTCTCATCGCGGTAAACCATGAAAATCACATCCGCTTCCTGCTCAATTACGCCAGATTCACGAAGGTCGGAGTTTACAGGTCGCTTATTTGCCCTCTCCTCTACCTTTCGGCTGAGTTGTGAAAGTGCGATGACCGGGCAACGCAGTTCCTTTGCCAGATTCTTCAGGCCGGTGGCTATTTCCCCAACTGACTGGTTCATGTTTTCCGGGTTGGTCATTTTCATCTTCTGGATATAGTCGATGACGATGACGCCCAGTCCGCCAAGCTTTTTATGCATCCTGCGGGCCTCTGAGCGGATCTGGTGAACGCTAAGCGATGTTTTGTCGTTAATGTGGATCGGGGCGCGAACAAATTCCTCAAGGCATCTTCCTACCTTCGCCCATTCGGCATCCTGATTCTTCCCGTTCTCACCGAGCAACCCCGCCTTGCTGACGCCTGCCCGGTGAAAAGCAATGCGTTGAGATATTTGCTCAATGGGCATTTCGAGGCTGAAGAAAAGCACTGGCTTTTTGCTCTTGAGAGCCACTGTCTCTGTCGCAGTTGTGCTAAACATGGTTTTACCCATGCCCGGCCTGCCGCCAACCACGATAAAGTCTGTGTTGTTGAATCCTCCAAATGCTTTATCGATATCGGTCATCCCCAGTTGCGTTCTGTGCTTCCAGATATCGCCATTCAGGATTGACTCAACCTCTTCAATTGCAATTTCTATCCCGTCCAGGATGTGTCGGGTACCGGCATCCCTGAATACAGCAACTTCGCCGATGCTGGACTGAATACTGCCTATGATGTCCTGCACGCTTTCTGTGGTGGGCTCGGTTAGCTTCTGAATGCCTTCCTGCAGCATCTGAACCATGCACCTGCCAGTAGTTAGCTCCTTCAGCTTCTGGACATATGTCGGGAGGTTTCGAAGGGAGGGAATATCCTTGGTGGTTTCGGCCAGGTATCCAAATCCGCCAACCTTATCCAGCTCACCTATTGCCTCGATGTCAGAAGTGACCGTAAGCAAATCTACAGGCGACCCAATTGAATTAAGTCTCTTCAGAGTCGCTAGGACAACTTTGTGACCGTATACGGTGAAGTCGTTTTCGTTAAGCCCCTCAATGGCGTCAAGGGCTGCATCCGAGAACTCATCCCGTGCCAGCATGATTGTTCCGAGCACATTTCGCTCGATGTATAAGTCAACAAATCTACTCATGCCGGAACTCCTTTGCGCTGCCTGTGCTCGTTTATCGCCTGCTCATACACCTGCCCCCAGTTCTTGGGGTTTAGTACCCAATCAAGTGTCAACCAGGGCTTTGTGTCAGCTGAGGCAAACAGGGATGATTGCTTGATGAGATCGAATGCCGTTCCGATATGTTTTGCTTCACGCCAGTTTCCAGAGTTTGTTTTCCCGTTCCAGACTGCCTCCAGATTTCCGTAAGCCGGGCGGCGTCTGTTCCATTCGTGCAAAGCGATAGCTTTCGACGGGAATTTCTCATTCCACATACCGATCAGCACTTCATGAGGACATGAAACAGGATTCTGTGTACCGCCATCAGCCCAAATCAAAGCGTCCGAAAGGTATCCATCGAATCGGGTCATGGTGCAAATGTTGTTTGGCTTTGGAACTGTCTTGCGCTGTTTCCAGCACGTAATCGCCCACCTGACAACCAGCTTGACCTCATCGACCGAGTAACAAACACCTTTTGTCTTGGCAGTACTAAGAGCCTTTTCAAACGCAGCTGCTGATGAGCATCGTGACCCTGAAAGCTGGTTGTAATATTCAAGACAATCCATGGCGAGTGCTTCAACCCCCTCTGGGGGATATAGGGGGGTTTTATTATTCTTATTAACTACATTCTTATTCTGTTCGACGGGTGGTTCGACGGAGGGTTCGACGCCTACCAGTCTTAAACCCGCGCCGTTACTGGGTTTGGGTTCGACGGGTGGTTCGACGGAGGGTTCGACTCCTGAAACACCCTGATATTCGCAGTAATTTGTGATTGTTATCACGGTGCCAAACGGCGTCCCTTTGGTGTTTATCATCCCCTCCCGTGAGAAGAAATTAAGCATCCTTTCTACAGATTTGGCGCTCTTTTCGTTTCCTTCCTGATCACGTAATTTCCGGGCCATTATCGCAGTTGTCGTAACAAGCTGCCCGGCATCAAGAAACCATTCACGACCAGCAAATTCAACCATGCCGGGCTTGAATCTTGCCTGACTGAGCAACCTCACCCACAGGGCAAGCTTCGCTGTATCTGTAGCCCATGGTGCATCCAGAGCGCTTCTGAACAGAGCGAAGTGGCCAGACTTTCTGTTGTCCACACATGAGCTCCTGGAGGGCGATCCCTCCGTCCTGCTTAATAACTTAACGACGCCCATTTTTCCCCCTGACCTTTGCCAGTGCTAATCTGAATTCCCCAATGAAACGAGCGGCGAACGCCCGGTTATTGGCTGCTGCTACCACCAACCCATCAGGGGAATCAGGGTGCCGAATCTCTTCTTTTTCCTGGTGCTTTCTGCTCTTTCGCATTAAAATATCTCCTGTTGATTGTGTTGGCGTAACACAGTGACTAAAAATCCAAAGTGATTTGGTTGGAACGCTCGGTCTTACCCACCGGGCGTTTTTTATTGGTAATTCCAGCCAGAATGTTTTCTTCCAGATACAAAGCTACCTGCTTCGATACCCGCGCAACGTCGTCATCTACCACTCCCCATTCCAGTTCAGCAAGAAGCATCGATACCTTGGGAAGCATGTTTTCTTTCCAGCGGCACAGGCTTGATTTATCCAGCCCCATAGCCCTGGCAATCTTGGCTGTTCCGCGAATTGCCATCTGGTTAAGAAGCCATGATTCAATTTGTCGTGCGTTATGTTTGTTGCGTGAAGTTGTATCGTCCATTTCGTAGTATTCCTTTGATGAATAAATAGTTGTGAGACCTTGCGATAAGCACGCAAAGTCATAATTTGATTTAGTTTGAATTCGCTTTTCAGCGACGTAGGACGTCATGTCCGTTGTGAAAAGAGCGGTGATGCTTATGCTGCTTTGGGCGGGAAGAGATCATCCAGTGAGACTTCTACGCCATGTTTTTTGAATGCAGCGATAAAAGTTCGGCAGAGATCGATATCCATTCCACGCCGCCCGGTTTCGTAATGGCAAATTGCACCGCGAGTACAACCAACCATCTTTGCTAAATCAGACTGCGTTAGCCCAACGCGCTCACGGAAAGTGCGAATGTTATTCATAGGGCCCTCCTTAGCCCTAAGTATACATATCGTATTCTAACCTGCAAGCAGAATATACGAATTGTGTCTCGTTTATAAGGATACGAATCGTATAATTTAAGGATGAAAATGAACTGGTACGATATCGCTAAGCAAAGGATTGATGCGCTTGGTTTGAACCAAGAAAAACTGGCTGAGCACATTGGTGTAACCAAGGGTGCCGTTAGTCATTGGCTAAATGGACGCCGCAATCCAACCTTGCAAGAGATCGGAGCCATTTTTAAATATCTTGGCGTTAACGATGCATCGTTTAACTCAGATGGCACGTTTACAGTTGGTGAGCCAGAGGAATCTCCTGCTTTATCCCGGCAGTATGAATATCCTCTGTTTACATCCGTTCCGGCAGGCGCGTTCTCCGAGGTGGGTAGCTTCACAGAAAACGACGCAAAGGCTTGGGTATCCACTACCAAAAAGGCCAGCAAAGACGCGTTCTGGCTTGAGGTTACAGGGCACTCAATGACGGCTCCGCAAGGTATGCGCCCCAGCTTCCCGGAAGGCATGCTTATCCTGGTAGACCCGGCAGAAGAAGTAGAAGCCGGTGATTTTTGCGTAGCTGGCGTGTTCGGTGATTCCGAGGTCACATTCAAAAAGTACACGTGGGATGATGGAAAGCACTGGCTCGAACCGCTTAACCCTAACCCGCGTTATGAGAGCATTCCATGCAACGAGAATTGCCGCATCATCGGAAAAGTGGTTAAGGCTCAGTGGCCAGAGGATATGTTTGAGTAGGTGGCAGATGAGTTCATATGAAACAACTATGCGGAAAATTATATGAAAGAATGCATGATTGAACTTTCATGGGTACCAGATGCCATATCTCAAGGGACAAGCTTCATGCTAACCCTTTATGACAAAGGACCAAACATCGGTAATTTTGTGATAGTTATGACTGTTTTGTATCCTTTTTACCGCACCTATATAAATAGGGTATACACTCCTAAAACCGAAGGTTGGCTTGCAAGGCTCCTAGGTTTAAGGTATAGAAACAATGACGAATCACAAGGTGATGGCGGATCATGAGGTGAATCATGAATGAATTTTTAGTCATCGTCGCAGCGATTGGGATTTATGTTTACTCAGCCATCTGTAAGCGGGCAAGCCTCAAACAGAAAGAAAAAGTATTCCGGATGGCGGAGGAAATTTTGAAAGACAAAAGGTACAACGGGAACGAGAAGACTCAGGCCGTAGCATACTACGACATCATGGATAGATGGTGGTTTAGTGCCGTGATGCTTCTGTTTTCACCTTTTGTTCTTTTATTTCCATATAACATCCCGGCGCCAGCGCAGGATCGAGAAGTAAAAAAACATAAAGAGTTACTTAGGGAGGCTATGAAATTGGCCTTCATAGCTAACCCAATAACATTTGCATTGTCAGGACTCTCAATAGCTTTCTTTATTACGTTGAAGGCGATTTTTGTGAAGAGTTTCAAAGCTATCTTTAGAGCAGATAAAGGATCTAATCAAATATCCCTATTGATTTACTTAAGAAATAACATACTTAAAACTTTTTATCACGCACACTAACTAACCCGGCCACCGCGCCGGGTTTTTTATTGCCCTCAATCAAGCGCCTCACTCCCCTTCCTCACTATCTCAGCTGCATCCCTGTTGACGCCTTTCCCTATCACATTGCCTGTTTCCCTGCGGTACTGCTCCAGCTTGTCTGTGATGGCCTCCTGAGTTAACGGCTGGTTAGCCAGCGATAGTTCCATAACAGCCCTACCCATAGCTCTGACAATCATGTTTATGCGCTCCTCACTCATATCCATAGCAGTCACCAGGTTAAATTTCGACCGATTCAGGCTATCACAGGCCTTAATGGGGAGAAATAAAAATAAATATCCTTAGAAATCAACAATACGTATTCATAACATCAAAAAAGTATACATATCGTATTGCATTAAAGTTTACGATGCGTATACTTAATTCCATCAGCAGGACGCACTACTCACCACGGACGGTGAAGCTCTTTACACAACGGTGATGGATTCACCTACGTGGCTGAAAAGCCAGTTAGTACCAAAGCGTGAGTTTTGGGATGCGACGAATTGCAGTCCATTGAGACAACCAGAAGATAAGCGCCTGGCATCGCATCGCCAAAATTCACTCAGGAGGTATCTATGTCACGCAGAACAGCATTTAACGGTTCGTCGGCAGCTCGTAGACGTGAGCGCCGCGCTCACCTTCAGAGTGAAGCGGCTATCAGTTCCGAAGTGATGCATCGCCCTACCCCGGCGCGTGTTGAGTTGCAGTGCAAACGCAAGCCAACAATGCGGGCAGAGGTGGTGACAATCACTTCACAGGTTCATCACTACGAAGGTTCCTGCTGCCTCCCTCAGGTGGCTTTATTCAACGCAGGTCATCGTAAATCAGAGCGCGTTAGTGCGCGCTAGATTAGCAGAGGTGGGTATGAAATTTTCCAAAAGCGCAATTCACGATTTCAAAGCAAACGTCGATTCAGTCAAGCCTCAGCCTATTGCTGTTTTGTTCAAAACTATGGGTGAGTGGGTTGTTCTGTGTTTTGCATCAGACAAAACCGACGCAGAAATGGCAATCGGCCAGGAAATGGCCATTGACCCTACAAACAATGAGTTCCTAATTTATGGAGCTCCATCAAAGTATCTGATTGATACATGTGGGATGTACAAACTGGCCGCCTAACCAGCGGCTTTTTTACAGGGTAACTACAGAGGTTAAGGCGATGGCAACATTAAAAGATTACGAAGCGCATCACGTAAAGATGTTTCTCGAAGAAAACTGGAGTGAATTTGTCAGTAAGTTGGAAGAGGACTATGACGACGAAAATGAGGCTGAGCAGATAGCTGAAGAAATCGTCAACAAACTCGTATAACCCGCTTCGGCGGGTTTTTTATTACCTCATACCCAGGCTCATTTACGAGTGAGCCACGTTATGAGTTCCCTGGCAAGCCGCTGCCACGCTTTTCGACGCGGCATTCATCATCGGAGGATTTATGTAACTGGTAACAGTGACGACTGAAAACAAACATTGAGGAATTTGAAGAATTTTCACTGCTTCAAACAGGAGGCGCATGCAAAGCCTGCTCATCCTGTCTCTGCTGATAACGGTTTGGCTTAACCGGGATTCAGCTCCGAGGCGCGACCATTCAGGCAGAAGGGTCAGCGCTAAATCTACTGGCTTAAGGCGCTCAAACAGCGCAGAGGCACATCGCTTCAGGCGATGGGTAGAAGAGACAATTATCTGATTTAAGCCCGGTAGCCCCTGCCGATTCAGGGGCATTCATGACTCAGTCTCTTCACCGAGGCGATTCAGTTATGAAGGCAACTATGAACACGTTCAGCGCCCGGATTGGGCAGGAGGATATTATGTTCGATCGCTATCTGTTACAGGTCGCTCAGGGTGAGCTGGCTATTGCCGTCTGCCTTGGTGACGGTGCTCTGTGGCAACGCGCTATGCAGAAAATGAAAACCGCCATTAACGCGCCCTGGTACCGGAGGTAACGATGGAAGATTTTAAGGGTACGCCGGGGCCGTGGTATTTCAGCAATGAGGGAACGCTAAAAATAAGGGCAGAAGAAGACGATGAAGTAATTTGCTCCTACGCGGGGTATGAGTATTTCGAAAAGGAATATGCTAACTCAAAGTTGATCGCCGCCGCGCCTGAACTGCTGGAAGCATTGCAACTAACCGAGAAGGCTATGGCGGAAGGAAGAAACGTCACGTATCCAGAGTGGTATGGCGTAATAAACAAAGCCCGCATAGCCATCGCCAAAGCACTCGGCAAATAACCAATCCACACCTCATTACTCACTCTGGCGGCTACATAGCGCCGGGATGTCCACAAACATTTTTCCTTACTGAGGTGACCTATGAATCTCAAGTTCACAGCTCATTACCTGACTGTCAGAGATAGTTCTTATCCGGGGTGCACGGCGTTCCTGGCTGAAGGTGTCGAACTGGACGGAACAAACAACAGCCGCGAAGTCCTCAGTCAGTTAGACCATGCAGTTATCGTCGACTGGCTAACCGAGCAGGGTTACAGCGTATCAGCACCACAGGAGCATGCAGCATGAGCGTACAGGAACAGTGGTCAGACGAAGCGATTATCTCTCTGCTGCGCGATGTTATCGCCGACTCTGATCAGGATGAGCAGGAGCCGGTAAATTTGGCAGCAGAACGGCAGAACCCGGTTATCAGCTGGGTTGAATTTTCAGGGGACTTCACATGAGCGAAAAAAAGGTTTACGCGGCAATCAGCGCGGTAGCCAGGGACATGGCTGCAACCGGGATAAGCAAGGACAGGAAAAACGCACAACAGGGATTTAACTTCCGTGGCATTGACCAGGTATACAACGCGCTGGCTCCTGCCCTGGTTAACCATGGCCTGTTAATCCTCCCGCGCATCACCGAGCGGACAGTGACCGAACGTACAACCCCGAAAGGGACCGTGTTGTTCTATGTCGTCGTTAAGGCCGATTTCGACTTTGTCAGCACTGATGATGGCAGCGTCCACACAGTAACAACTTACGGCGAAGCGATGGACAGCGGCGACAAGGCGACGAATAAGGCCATGTCCATTGCGTACAAATACGCAGCGTTTCAGGCGTTCTGCATTCCAACTGAAGAGACTGCAATCGACGCTGATGCTGAAGTCCACCAGGTGAACCCACAGGATTCCGAGAATGCCCTCAAAGAGTTTGGCGACAAGGCAGCGCTGGCTCAGTCAGTGGGTGAGTTGCAGGCCGCTTATAAAGACGTGTGGCCTAAGCTCGGCGGATCCAAAGAACATGAAGCCCGGGCGGCGGAAACTTATAAAACTCGCGGACGCGAACTCCAGAAACAGACTCAGGCGGCATAAATGGCAACTAAAGGCGTAAACAAGGTAATTATCGTTGGCAACCTCGGACAGGACCCTGAGGTTAGATATCTGCCAAACGGTGGCGCTGTGGCGAATATGACACTGGCAACGTCAGAATCATGGCGGGATAAGCAGACCGGTGAGATGAAGGAGCAAACCGAATGGCACCGCGTTGTGCTGTTCGGGAAGCTGGCTGAAGTGGCGGGAGAATACCTGCGTAAAGGTTCTCAGGTTTATATCGAAGGCCAACTGCGTACCCGAAAATGGACCGATCAATCTGGTCAGGAACGCTATACCACCGAGATTAACGTTCCACAAATCGGCGGCGTGATGCAGATGTTAGGCGGACGTCAGGGCGGCGAGCCGTCAGGCGGTCAACAACAATCCCGCAAACCACAACAGCAAAACAAGCAACCACAACGCCAGGCTCAACCCAGCAGTGAACCTCCAATGGATTTCTCGGACGACGTCCCCTTCTGATTTAACTCACTAAGGAATTATCAAATGGTTTCACCTCTTCCTGGGGCGGATTACCTGCGCCCGCCTGAAACGCTCGGCACCCGCGAAGAGGTTCTGAGCCGCATGAAAGAACTAATCGACGGATTCGATAATCAGCAGGAGCCGGAGAGCAAGGAAGCTCGCATGGAGCGATATATTAAGCGCAGGCATGAAGCCGAAGTGCATTTCCACAACGCGCAGGCAGCGACGTTGCCACGCTTCGTTGCCATCGGGCCCCGCCAGCCAGCACAGACACAGGAGCATATCTGGACTGGTCGCTACGGTCACGTCAGACAGGATTAGAGAGGTAACAATGAGTGACTACGGAGGATCAACAACCCCCACCGCCGAGCGCGACTACTGGCAGACGCCCATTGAGATATTCAACGCTCTCGATGCTGAGTTCGGCTTCTACCTGGATGCTGCTTCCAGCCATAGTAACGCGCTATGCGCTCACTATCTCACTGAACTGGATAACGCGCTGAACAGTGAATGGGTGAGCTACGGGCCTGTTTGGTTAAACCCGCCCTATTCCGATATTACGCCGTGGGTACGGAAAGCAGATGAGCAATGCCGCCGGCAGGGACAGCCGGTAGTGATGCTTGTTCCTGCGGATATCTCAACGGGATGGTTCAGCCTTGCAATGGAGAGCGTCGACGAAGTACGGCTGGTTACCGGCGGGCGAATTAACTTTAAGCCAGCAACGCCGAGACCGAAAGGCAAGCGCGAATCCAATCCGAAACCATCCCTATTTCTTATCTGGCGCCCGTACATCCGTCCACGCGGGCAAATCACTACCGTCTCCAGAGATGAACTGGAGCGGATCGGCAAGGAATACATTGAAGATGTGGAGGCTGCATGAGCGCAGAACTAATCGACGCTGCCAACGAGCAGGTTGAACACAACTTGCAGATAGCGCTGGCGAACCGGCGCACATTCAGCAACGCGGTATCGGCTACGCACTGCACGGATTGCGGTGATGAACTGGACCAGCGGCGCAGGGAAGCGGTGCCGGGATGCACGATGTGCGTCGACTGTATGGCTAAGCAGGAATTACTGGCTAAGCAAAGGGGGATGATGTGATGGATTACAGCAAGATGAGTGATTTTGAGATTAACGCTGCGGTGTTTGAAGCGCTTCATGGTGGCGCTCCAGACTACAAAGAAGGTGATGGCGGCGCGATGGTTCTTATCTCATATGAAGGGGATGTTGTTGGCGGTGATGCCGTAGAAGTTGAAGTTGAGCGTGGTGTTTTCAACCCATGCAACAATCCAGCCGACGCATGGCCTATCATCATGGCACACAACATCGCAGTAGTACCTTATCGCCACACTTTGCCGCAAGCCTGGCCTACCGCATTCGGTGTTATCTCGAAATTCACAACAGAAGACAAAAACCTACTCCGCGCCGCAATGATTGTCTTCCTCATGATGCAGGAGTCAGCCAATGTTCCAGCTAATACAGCGGGGCCAGATATACGCTGATATGGCGGGCTGGCCGGTAATAATCCACAGCACCACATCAGAAATAGTCCGCTACTGGCGACAGGGCCGGATTAACACCGCTTCAATCGACCGATTTAACCAGGACTTCGAATACCTCGACTATCACGAGGCGAGGCGTATTCGTGCCGAACTTGAAGACAGCGAGAACATTAAACACCTCCGCGCTATGCGGGTGGCATGAGGAGAGAACGTGAAACCTTACGAATCGAAAAGCTCACAATTTACACGGAACCTGATCCGCCTGCGCCATGCGCAGTGGTCGGATGAAACATTCGGACCTGTCGGCCCAATTGGGCCGCTTAAGCACCTGTCAAAGGAAGCACTGGAAGCCGCAGAAAACCCCGATGACCTTAGCGAGTGGGCTGATATGCAATTCCTGCTGTGGGATGCGCAGCGCCGGGCTGGCATCACTGATGAGCAAATCACTCAGGCTATGGAAAGAAAGCTGGGTATCAACATGGCCCGCAAATGGCCCGATCCGAAAGATGGCGAGCCTCGCCTGCACATTAAATCATGACGCATCTGACAGCCGATTCCCTGAGTCGGCTATCCGGTGAAATGTCGCACCTGACCGAATGAGGACGAAGCTCGTTCCGGTTAAATGGAGAATACCCTCGTTGATTTTGGCCCGCCTAGTGCGGGCTTCTTTTTTTTGGAGATGAAAAGTGAAAGATAGCGAACATGAAATTGAATCGAAACGTAATGAGTTCATCGCTGCTGCTGAACCATTGATTAAATATCTCGCTGAAAAACACAATCCGCACACCACGGTTATCGTTACCTGCACGGATGCCGAATTGGTTACGGGCGAGATGTCTCACTCAACCGAGGCTTTTTTGAAAGACTGAAATTAGCGCCGAGAAACGCCGCCTGCGGGCGGCTTTTTTAATGCCTGGCTTCCAGGTTCGATTCCCAAACTGGAGATAAAACCATGCAGCACCAATTACAGCCTGACTCGCTTGTTGATCTCAAATTCATCATGGCTGATACTGGCTTTGGAAAAACTTTCATTTATGACCGAATCAAGTCTGGCGATCTGCCAAAGGCCGAAAAAATCCACGGTCGTTCACGCTGGTTATATAAAGACCATATTGCATTCAAAAACCGCCTCTTGTCCCGCTCCGATGGGTAA